AGATGAGGGCTTTTGTGGCCATCGCGAGAAGCGTCTTGCCCCAACTCTTCAGCAGATCACCGAGGGACACTTCGGCACCGAAGGCGAAATCTGCAAAGGCATTGGCAGCGTCGTCCGCGAAACCCTCGATGGCTTTCTTCATATCGTTAGCGAGGTTGCGAACCTCCTTTTCGGGTTGCTTGAGTTTGTCTCGCCACTTCCCCGCGAGCTTCTCGATCTCCTCTTCGGTCAGCGCGGTCTGAAGACCGAGCTTGCGGACCTCGGCGGTCACGCGGCGCAATTCTGCTACATCGGCTTCGACTTTCTCAGCCGGGTACAACTCAAAGCGATACTGCCGGGCTTCCTTCAAGAGGTCCTGCGTCTTCTCCCAGTTCTTCTTCGCCGCCTCCTTGAACGTCTCCCACCCCTTCGCCAGGCCGGCCCCAATCTGTCGGCCGGTCTCCTGGGCCTGGGCCGCGATCGCGTCGAACGCCTGGAAGATGCTCGGGAACTTCTGCTGCGGAGGCTCGGGCGGGCCGACGAACTCACCATCGGCCTGGAAGATGTCGATCTGGGAGATTGCGTCATCCGCCGCTTGCAGGGCCGGCACGAACTGGCCGGTGAAGGTGGATGCCAGGGCGCCGATGTTCGCCTTGAACTCCGCCGTCGCTCCCGCGGCGGCCAGGACGCGATCAACGTCTTCCTGCTTGATGATGGCCTCCTGGACCGCAATGGCGTTCTTGAGTCGCCCAGCCTCGCCAGAGAGCCTGCGAATCTCATCCGACAGACGCGCGCGGGGGTCCATGCCGCCGCCCATCCCCATGCCCATCCCCGCCATCGGGCCGGCGGCGTTCAGGCTCGCGAGTTCACGGCGAGCGTCCTCCAGTCTTCCGACCGTCGCCGGGTCCATCGCCACCGAGAGTTGTTCCCGGAGTTGAGCGAGTTTGCCGCGATTGGACCGATCGATCTTGATGCCGGGGATAGTGCTGAGGATCGGCCCGATCGCGTCTTTGAACACGTCGCTGATCTCTGGCGCGCGCGCGCGCAGGCCGTACCGGATCGACTCGACGATGGACATCCCGACCAGTCGCCCGAGCTCGACCACCGACACCTTGAGCAGATTGGTCACCGCGTTCTTCAGGTTGGCGATCGACTCGGCCGCGAGCCGCCGCTGTTCCGGGCTGCCGGCCAGCACGGTGCGGAACGCACCGAGAGTGGCCTTGATGAGACCGGGCAAGCCCGCCAATCGCAGGGCGATGTCGTCCAGGAACGCGGTGATCGCCGGGGCGATCTCGGTCATCAGTTTGACCTTGACCCCGAGCCAGGCTTCCTGGACCCGCCCGACTGCGTCGCGATAGGCGGTCAACTTCTCGACCTGGTCATCGGTGAAAAGAACGCCCAACTTCCGTGCCCGCTCGGTCTGGTCCGCCAGACCTTTCACGAAAGTGCCACTTTCTTTCAGGAACGTCACGAAGTCATCGCCGCCGCCCTTGCCGAAGAACTTCTGGGCTAGGCGGAGTTGCTCGGCCTCGCTCCCCGCCGACTCGATGCCGCGGGCGATGTCGGGAATGAGCTCGGCGATGTTGCGGACCTGGCCAGCGGAGTTGGCGAGCTCCACGTTGAGCCGTCCGATGCGGGCGGTTGCGTTCCCGTTGGCGACCAACTCGGCGACGGCCTTCCCGGCCTTGCTCGCCATCGTCGCCAGCGCCTCGAACTCGATCCCCGATTCCCCCGCCGCGAACCGCAGGGCGGAGAGTTGCTCGACCGTGACTCCCAGACGCTTGGAGGCCTTGCCCAGTTTGTCCACGGTGTCCGCAGCGGCGTCGAGCGTGGAGGCGAGCTTGAAGGCGCCGTAGACCGCGGCCGCGCCCGCCAACGCCGTCTTGAGGTTCAGCACGCCCTTGACGGCGCCGGTGACCACACCCTGTAGGCTCTTCATCTCGACGCCGAGCCCGGTGCGGAGCTTGGTCCCGAATACCTTGACACTCAGTTCCGCTTCCTTGATGGACTTCATGAAGGAAGCGGTGCCGGCGAAGAGTTCGATCTCAAGACGTCCGATGCGGCTCATGTGCTGCCTCCGCGGGAGAGTGCTTCCATTTTCCGTTCTAGTTGATCATCGGTCGGCGGATCAGGCCGGAGCAGTTCAAGACTCGGGAAGAAGTCAGCCGGGCAGAATGGCACCGGCCGAGCCTCACGGTCCCTGTTAATCTCCGCGAGGAGCCAGCACACTTGGCCGGCCCGGAAGTCCCGCCGCCGTTCGCGGGCTTCCCATGCGTCGAGCAGGTCACGGACCTCCGCCGGCGACATCGCCCCGAGCTCCGCGGCGGTGATGCCCAGTTCGACCCTGGCCCATGCTCTCAGGCGGCGGAGGTCTGAGGGGCCGCCGAAGGGTCCGCCGCGGACTCCGCGGTGGTCCCGCCGCCGCTGAGTTGCTTGACCGCCTCGACGAAACCTGGAATCAGTGCGGCAAAGACCTCACGTATCTGACCCATCGGCACTCGCCGCCCAACCTCCGCCACTGGGATGCCCAGGCACCCCGCGACGAACCGCCCCACGCTGGTCACACTGAACCGCTCCGCCGCGGCCTGGGCTTGCTCCGCGGTGGGTTCCTGCCCATCCGGAACGTCGGGCGCATAGCCGGCGAACTCGGAGAGCGTCTGGAGGGCGGTGCGGCCGGTGGCGGCCTCGATTGCCACGAGACGGTTGAAGTCGAAGATGACTGTGTGAGAGGTGTCGGCGATGGTGATGATGGCGCGCGGCGCATCCATGCGAGGCTCCTGTTGGAAGAGGCGACCGGAGAGAAGGGCGGCGTACACGGCGTCGGCGATCAGGGGTTGGCTTCCTTGACGACCTGCCCGGTGATGGACACCGTGCAGTCGTTCACGAGCTTGCCCTTGACCGGGTAGCTGTGGCCGATCCGCTGCACGAACCCCGAGAACGCGAGGCGCTTGGTGCCGCTCGGGAAGACCAGCCGGAAGTTCCGCTTGGTGCTCGATCCCAGGTCGGAGTAGAGCGAGTTCTGGGTTGTGTCGTCCTGGATCATGTGCATCTGGAACGTGACATCGCCGGCCTCGCGAACGCCGACGGCGATCTTCTCACCCCACCCGTTGGGCGAGTCCATGGTGGTCGCGTCCTCGATGATCTGACTCAACTCAGGGCCGTTGATGTCGAGCACTTCCGCGACCGCCACGAACGTGCCCGTCCCATCGTCCCGATAGAGCTTGGCCCCGAAGCCGCCTTTGGCCTGCGTCGCCGTCATAACCGTCTCCTTCAAAGTCCACTTCCGCGGATACTACCCGTGCCCGGCCCGCTACTCGTTGTGCCAGAGGGTGAAATCCATCCGCCACCAGTAGACCTGCAGGTCATCGTCATACCCGTCGTCGTCATCCTCGAGGAAAACGCCGTTGACGTCGACGCCGCCGACTCCGCCCATCACGCCCTTGTAACCGTCGAGGGCAGCGCGGACCTTCTCCGCCAGGTCTTTCGCGGCGATGTGGGTCTTGGCCCACAAGTCCAACTGGAACCGCGGATGAGCCAGACCGCTGCTCCCATCATGCGAGTGCTCGCGTGCCCCCGAGATCCGGTGATACACGATCGTCGGGTAGGTCGGGTTCTGCGGCATCCGCTTCGGATACACCCGTCCGCCAAGGACGCCGGCAAGTCCGGCGTTCTCGGTGAGGTGCCTCGTGATGGCCGTCTCGATCGTCACCGTCGCGCCACCGCCTTGGATCGCATCTTCCCCAACTCAACGACGAGTTCCTTACGGACGATCTGCTCGATGGTGCGGATGGCCTCAGCGCCCTTGGTGTCGAGGGCCGGGCGAAGGAACGGCTGGGGCTTTGCGCCTGGGTGCATCGCGCCGACGGCATTGACCTTCTTTTTCGACCGCTTGAAGACGGTCGTGATGGCGCCCTTGCCCATGTGGTGAGGCTGGGTGCCGTATTCCACCATGTGCGCGTAGGAGCGGACGTTTCGCCCGCCCGCCCCACGAGGCTTGCGGATGAGAACGACAGCCCGATGTTCGACAGGCACGCCGCTTCCGTCGCGGAAGATGCCGCGAGACTCCCACGCGATGGCCTTCCGCAGCAGCCCCCTGGACCAGTACCCCTTCTCGCCGCGATTGATCGCCGGCCCCTTGGCTTTGCCGCGGCGTGATTTGGCCCGCGGCTGAGGGGCACGCACACGCGCCTCCTCTCCGATCACGCGAGCGCCGGCCAGCAGGCCGCGGCGGCCGACGGCCGTGCTCAGGCGCTTGCCCAGGGTCAACATCTTGCCCTGGATGTCGCTGAGATCGACACGTACGTCGAATTTGTTGCGTGCCACACTCGGCATGTCAGCCTCCGCTCCTGACTTCGCGGGCGTAGCCGTTCAGAACCAGGCCGTCCCGCCGCCCGTCGCCAACTTCGCCCACATCCTCGATCTCGTACCGCTCGCCGTCGTACACGAGCGTCATGGTCGGTTCCACTCCGGGCCGGTGCCGAATCGTGAAACGCACCTGCTGCCGATTGGTCCGCTGCTCGGCCCGGAACTCCTCGCCCCCGGTGATTCGCTCGAACTTCGCCCAGACCGTGGCAACGTCCACCCAGCCTTCGATCTGTTCGCCGTGCTCGTTGCGAACGTGAACGGGCCGCTGGATCAGGATGCGCCGGTCGAGTTGGCCCGCTTTCATCGCCGCCTCCGTTAGTCGAGCCCGATGAGATTGGTCGCGGTGGTCCCCGTCGCCAGAACGCGGTTGGCGCGGATCGGCAGCACCGATCCTGCCGCCAGGCCGGTGAACGTGACGGTCGTTCCCTTCGACGTGATCAGGGCGATGTTGCCGGCTCCGCCCACATAGATCGACCGCGGCGTCCGCGTCAGGTCGGCACCGTCGTTGGGGGTAATGGCGAACCCGTCATCGGCGGGGGCCATGAGGCTCGAGGCGTGTTTGTCGTAACGGTCGGTGGGCATGGGTGCTCCTGGTGTGTGGGCGTGAGGTGGTCAGCCGAAGGCGAACAGGCGGACGTCGGCGAGCTTCATCTCCAGGCACCCGAGGAACTTCTCGCGGTCGGAGGCCTCGCGGTTCTCGTAGTGCCATCCGGCGTGGAGCAGGACCGCCTGCTTCACGATCGCCGGCACCGCCGCGGCGGCGCCGTACCCGGCGATGTATTCGACCTGCACCGCGTTGGGCTCGCTCCGCGTTCCCGGCCAGGACTTGCCGTAGGCGGGTACAAGCCGGGCGTGCTTCTGCGGGTCTTTGGCATCGAGGCTGTACTCGCTCCCGGCCAGCGTCTGGAGCGTCCCTGCGGCGTCCACGTACTTCACGTTCGACACGCTCTGCACCTTGCCGCCAGGCAGCAGGACCGCCGTGCAGTCGCGGCACGCGGAATCGCGCCCGATGCCGTCCTGGTCGAAGTAGCAGTCGGGGAACTGGTACGCCCAGAGCCGCCGCGTCTGCGTGACCAGGGCGCGGCGGGTGAACCGCTCCACCCACTCGCGGGCGTCGGTGATCAGCCGGCCGATCAGAGCGGCGTCGGGGGCTCCCCCG